GTTGGTTCATCTGTTAATACATCAGCAAGCATATTTGCGTCAGAAGCAGAGAAACCAGCATCTAATAAATTGTTAGTAATAAGTTCGTTTTGAGTTAAATTTTCTACACTTAAAGGATTACCTTGATAGTCATATCCTGCTTGTTCTAATGCAAAATCAACATACTCTCTTGGTATGCCTAATGTTTGCTCTACAACATGAGAGCTAAATCCTGTATTTCGTAAAAACTCAGCAATAGCATCAGGTTGCTGTTGCTCAGGAACAGTCATCTGTATATCGCGCAATGCTAGGTAAGCATCTTCAAACATTGCTTCCGTAGCGGTATACATGCCTTCTGTTGCCATATACGCTCTTGCAGCACTGTCTTGCAGAATTTGATTAAATATCCCTGCTAGTCCCTCAGAGTAGAACCCAATCCCAGAAGACTGACCATGCAAAGGTGATCTAGACCAAATGCCGCTGTGTTCAGACATACTTAACTACCTTTACCGTTAGAGCCGCCGTAGAAAAACGCAGCACAAGTACCCAAAATACCGCTCAACTGGCCTAGAACTAGGCTAATGATAGTCTCGTCGTTCTGATCGTGCGGCATAATAGTTACAGCCATTACATACGCTCCATATAACAGCAACGCTAATATACAAAACACTTTAGGGGTTATATCCCCTGAGAACCTAGATCTAGCATCCTTACGATCTTCGACCTCAGTCTTAAAAGATTCAAGATCTATCTCCATTTCACGGATGCGGTTCTTAAAGTCTTTATCGGCCTCTTTAAGCAATACCGCTTTTTCAGGTTCTCGCTCAATAAGATCCTCGATTTCATTAGCAGTAGCCTCTGGCATACCTAGCTTCTGCGCTGCCATCTTAACAGCCATCCCTGCCATCGGGCCGCCAGCAGCACTAGCGATCGTTGGAGCAAGGGACTTTAGTAATCCACCTAGTTTCATTTAAACAACAACACCAGTTGTATAATCAGTCGTAAATCAGCTATCGCTTTTGTCTACGCTATCAGCGTTTTCCTCCGCGACAATTTCATCAATCGTGTCACATACGTCAGGAACCACCACACCCGCTGTAGCCGACAAAGCAGATCTACCTACTGCCCTAATACCTTTATAGAACTGACTACAATAGATTTCTTTGTTATCTATAACGTCTTGCACTGATGTGCAGCTAGACAGGACCATAAACGACAGTATGACGGCTAATCTCATTTGTTTTCCTCCTCAAGGAAACGGGTTAACGATGCTTTATATCCATCCATATAATGATCGGTTACACGGTCTTTCAAACCGCCACGATCCGCTATTCGGAAACTTTTCTGGGGGTTTATAAACGTACCGCCAGTATTGCTGAAATACAGCATGTCTTGAGATATTGAGGGGCCATAACAAAGTCTTGGGACTCTAGCCACCATGTCGCTGCCCTGTACACACGATATCTGTGTGTCTAATGTCATTGGGCGTTTAAATCCTTTAAAAAACACATTCGGTTTGCCAAAAGTTATTAGGTTTATATTGTCATGTTTGCCGTTTAACTTAGCCGCAGATAATTCGGCTAACGCACCACCCAAGCTATGCCCACAGATCAATGTGCGCTTTTTAGGATCTAAGTGCTTTTTAATCTTGCCCCATATTGAGGCATGCTGCGCTACAAACCCACCATGACACAGCCTACCGGCATAAGGTACTGGCACTACACACATGTCAGTCAGTATGTCGTTTACTTTTTTTTGTGTGCCTCTAAATACAATAACGTCTATTGTTTTGCGTTTAACAACAAATGCAGTTGCACCCGTTAGCTTGTTTTCGATTTTGATGGCATTTTTATTTTTGTCGTTGTAAGCCTTTATTGACCAGCTACATGCCATATTTAGCAAAACAGGATCTATCTTCATTTTTCTGCCTTGTTATCTAATTTCTTAAAAATTGCGCCAAGGGTTTCTTTAATCTCGCGGATGTCCTCTCGGTAGTCATCCTTAGCAACATACTTCTCTGGGATAATCTTTAACTCGTCATTTATTTTATCTAATGTAGAAAATACTCTGTTGACTAATACGCCGCCTAAAAACCCAGCAACCGCAATAATTATGTTAAATAAAAGTTGGTATTCCATTACTCTGCATATCCAATAATCAAAAATGCTGTGTACCAAATAAGACCAAAACCAAGCATAGCGCAGCCTAATACAAATGTGCCATCAATCATAATCTTACGTCTCGCTGCTCTAGCTTTAGCAATTTCTAATCTTCTTTCTCGTATGCGTTTTCTATCACGCATCATGTCCTTATAATGTTGTTCGGACATATTCCACACAATTAAAGTGCGGAGCTGGTTTTCCATCTGCTCCATTTGATATCGAGCATTTAAGTTCTGTAGTGCTTCAGCTTCTGGGCTGTTTCGCGAAAAGTAATCGCCGCTTTCCGCTTTTACTTCTTCTTCTTTAATCGCATCAGCGCAATTAAAAAAGGTCTGAATCTTACCTACACACTGCTGAAAATCACCGTTTGCTTCTGCTACCGCCTCACAAAACTGCACTGCTTTTCTGGCTCCAGCAATAAGCATTCCTATTTCTGCAACAGCCATTAGTAAACCTTTACACCGTCCTGGTTAGGATCTACAAGTATTGGCTTACAATAAGCCGTTATGTTAATTGATGTACTTGGAGATCCTCTTCTTCGTAACTTAGCCGCAAAACTATTGCAGGTGTCTAAATTAAAAAAGCACATAGCCTCCCGACAGGAGTCGTTAGCTACCTCCACACCTTCGATGGTCATAATTAATACAAAAACGTGAACCATTCATACTACTCAGGCTCACTAGGCCAAGTAATCGTGTGTGGGAATCCTGCTTGACTAGGAACATCCCGTAGTGCTTGCCGGTAGGTTGCCCACTCAGTTGACATAGTAACGTCTGACAAACCCATCCAATCTGTTTTGGCTAACAAATCATTTCTTTTATTTCTTATTCCTTGAGCTTTTGCTCTTTCAGCGGCTTCCATTGCTATGGTTTTTTCTTCTTCAGAAGCATATTTATTTACTTCAGTGTAAGCATAAATCCAATTCCCTTCATCATTTTGCTCAACCCCATTCCTTATTACTTCTTTATCTTCTGAAGACGGCTCAGGAGTGTTTGTGTCGTAAATTGGATCAATTCCTAAGGCTTCATAAACATTTAAGCCCCAAGTTTTTGGTAACGAAATATTAGGATTTAATTTTTTAATTTCGCTTTTAGTTTTTATATCTCCTGTAAGCCTTACTCTATAAGACATAATTAAATCTCCATTAAGCAGGAATTAACGCAACAGATACGCCTACTGCTGCGCCTGTTGTATCGCTAAAATTAACATACGGGTCAGAGCAAGATACCGTAGCAGCACCTGATGTATATTGAAAACCACAAATTATTGAAGAGTCTTCAACATCTGATCCGTTTTGAAAAATAGTAAAATTTGGTTTGTCATGAGTACGCCATCCTCTGTTTCCATAATTACTATCATTTGCCGTTGCAGCAACATGAAAAACCAAAGCCTCACCTGCTGTTGTAACATTTGGAGGCGTAATTTCTGGAGACGAAGTAGTGCTATTCGTTGCGCTTGTATCAATAAATGTTCCTGTTGATAAACCTCTTACAACAAAAGCAGCAAATACTGTGCTGTCATTAGCATCACCAGACTTAGTAAATTCAATTTGGCTCATTTGTGTTGAATTTGTTGTTGCGCGAAGAAACGAAACATCGCAGCTTACGTTTGTGCCAGAACCAGATTGTTCTACTAAAATAGCATCTGAAAAATTATTTCCTAAACCATCTTTACAACGAACAGCCGAATCAACAGGGCCAGTGCCTTCACTTGCGCGAACAGACACCCCAATAATTATGTCGTTTTCTTGCACATCAAAAGCATTATATGTTGCTCCTAATCCATAATAGGCAAAATATTCAGAACCTGATGTACCGCCTACTCCCAAATAATCCACTGTAAAGACCCTGATATTTCCAGTGTATTCACTTAATTCTGTTGTTTCTCCAACAACGCTATCTCTAATGGTAGCACTAAGTGGCCCTTTGCTAGAGTTAGTTGGTGTAGCATTAATTGTTGAATGATTTGTGAAAGTAAAACCACTTGGACTGCTAGTTGCGCTCACACTTGGATAACCAGAAATAGGCGCGATAATTCCTGTAAAAGGATTGTGTAATACTTCAGTTGTAAAATCAGCTTCAGGAATTACAATTATATTCATTGTTGAATTAGCTGACGCTGTTCTACTAGATGTTCCAATATACAAAGCATCATCTTTAGACTTAATCCACAAAGGCCCGTTATTCTCGTCTCCTTTATTATCAACATTGTTACTTGAATTTTGATAAGCTGAGTTTGCTGTTTGACTATTAGGGTCGGTTATCATCATTGTGTTTTGAATTGACCCATTAGACGTATCTATTTGTAATATAGAGCTTCTATTGCTTAGCGCATACAAATATCCATCGTTTCCAATACACATTGATAAAATAGAAAAAGAATAATCGTTTAAATCTAAACTCCAAGCGCATGATGTTAATGCTGAATTAATTTTCATAATCCCATGAGCAGAACCATCGTTCCTAGTGCCTACATAAATATCAGTTCCATCACTTGCAATTGATACACCGTAAGAAGTTGAACTAGTAATATCTACATATTTATCGGGATTCATTGTCCCGCTGCTATTTATTTTTGCTATGTTAAGGAATACAGGTGTCGTGTTACCTCCGCCAACAGCCCAATAGTTAGAACCATCCCATATTATTTCTCTAGCTTTAACATCTTCTGAACTGGTTGTTGCTAAACGAAGAGTTGAAACACTCAAATTACCACTGCCATTTACTGAAACTTTAGCTGTAGTAAAACATTGGTCACCGCTTACTGATGGGTTTTCTACCCAACCACATACGCAAAAATCTGTGCCATCAGTTGCAATACCGTTCATTTTAAATGTTTTGTTATCACTCGTTACAACTGACTCATCATCAATTACACTGCCGTCTGAACTATCAATTGATATAATGCAGGTATCAGTTTGATTAGACTCATATCGCGTAACTACAACATCGCCATTATTATTGACAGCAATTCCAGTTGGAAAATCTAACTGTCCACCTCCTGAATTTGTTAATTCTTTTTCCCAAACAATATTAAAATTAGAATCAAATTTAACAATAAACATTTTTGTTTCTAGCGATGTTTTGGAATACAAAGAACTAGTAGGTTTGCCCCAACCACCAACGCCATACATATTTCCAGAAGCATCCCAATCTACATCAATAAGATATGAACCTATTGACCCACCATCACTGTCACCAAAATCATAAGTGATCCACTTATATGTAACATCGCCGCCTGCACCTGCGGCTGCTTGTAAGAGTTTTTTACTCATTATGCGAGAGCCTGTCCTGCTGTGAAGCCGTACCAAGTCGTACCGCCGTCATGCGTTATAAAGACAAAGTAATCAACCGCACTAGCCGTAGCTGTGAGTGTTGGTGCTGTGGCTGAAGGCCAATCAACTGCTGTGGGCCACGTTACTGTATAACCTGAAGCACTAGCGTCCTGTACCAGCTTTAAGGTAAATGAAGAAGACTTACCACTAGCCGCTGGGTTAGAAAACGTAAACGTAGTGTTCTCAGTCAGTGTATGAGAGAAGTTCGTACCGTCTTGTAGGTTGACAGTCGTAGCATTAGTCGTTGAAGTGACCGCTGTGTACTCTTCAGATATGCCGTTATCAAAGGTCACTACACCGTTAGCGTCTGCTGTGACAGCTTTGGAGGCTTCTGTAGTTCCTAGAGTTGTGATGTCTAGGTAGTTAAGTTCTGCTGCGGTAGAAGTTATTGACGTACCGCCAATCTGTAAGGTAGTTGCGTTAACTTCACCACTTGCCCCATAAACCACAGTCTTACTATTAACAATAGTTCCTGCAACAGAACCATCATTAAGATTTAACTCAGCAGCAGTAGAGGTAACGTCAGATATTTGACTAGCAGTAATACTGGTAGCAGTAGGAGCCACGTTTTGCCATGCGCTACCTGTATACACCTTCATTACGTTAGAGGTTGTATTGAAGTAGATAGCACCTGCAACTAAAGCATCACCGTCATTATCTAAAGTAGGGTCACTAGTCTTAGTTCCTAAATAACGGTCATCAAAAGAATCGTAAGAGTTAGCAGCATTTGTAGCACTTGTTGCTGCATTTGATTCAGAAGTAGCTGCATTAGAAGCTGAAGTTGCCGCATTTGACTCAGAAGTTGCTGCGTTTGCAGCACTAGTAGCCGCAGAGGTTGCACTGCCTAGAATAGAATCTACATAACCCTTTCTGGTTAAATCATCAGCAGTAGATGGTGTAGCAGTAGACGTAGCTTTATTAGCACCAAGAACTATATTGCCAGTCATAGTTCCACCAGCAAGCGGAAGCATAGTGTCGGCATAAGCCTTAGTCGCTGCGTCTGTACCCGCTGTGGGAGTGCCAAGACCTGTAATCTTGTTTGTACCCATAGCAATAGCACCAGTCATAGTGCCACCTGCTAATGGGAGTTTTGTAGCTATAGAATTAGTAATAGTGGTTGAGAAGTTAGCATCGTCACCTATAGCGGCGGCTAACTCATTCAACGTATCTAGTGCAGCGGGAGCAGCAGCAACAAGATTAGAAACTTGTGTATCGACATACCCCTTAGTTGCAGCGTCAGTAGAGGCTACAGGGGAGCCGAGATCTGTAAGAACCGCAGTGTTAAAATCTACTGTTCCGTTAATTACAAGATCGTTAAGAGTTGTTGTGCCGCTTGAGGCTGTTACATTACCAGTAACATCACCCGTAATGTTTCCAGTAACATTACCTGTTACGTTACCAGTCACATTACCAGTTAACGCACCTGAAAAATTCGTATTAGCGGTAATTAAAGTACCAGTTATAGCCTGGGGAGTAGATCCACCAATGACCATTCCATTTACTGTACCGCCAGTAAAAGTAGCATTGGAAGAAAGCAAAGAAGAGTTAGCGGTAACAGTACCAGTAGCCGTAATAGTCCCAGTTGTAATTGAAGAAGGATTTGTTCCAATTTCAATAATTGTTGCACCTGAGTTTTCCGTAAAGAGCCTCTTATCTGCGGTATTTACAGCAAGTTCACCCTGTACTAAGTCAGATGCTGTAGGTACAGCAGATGCAGAGGATGAGAACTTAGTAATGATCGTAGTCATCTATTTCACCACTTAACTTTGTTTGCCCAGTAAGCGGCTGAACACTTACCTTTTGCAATATTCTTGGCATGACGCGCTTTAAAAGACTTTCTTCTAGCCCTTTCTGCTGCGGTTTTGGGGTTTTTACCTGCGCCTTTCACGCCTTGCTGACCAAAGCGAATAGTTTTTACAGATCCATCAGCGCACTTAACCACGACAACGTGGCTTTTAGTAGGGTGATTGGGAGTCCTCTTAGGCTTGTTATAGCCAGAGACTCCAACCCTTGCTAATCGGGGGTCTTTCTTAGCCATAAGATAAGAAGAGAGGGGGCAAAGCCCCCTCCCTATGCCTCACCTTATACGTCAGGTACGCAAAGAATAAAGCCACCCTCTGGACGGTATGCCTGTACGCCATACAGCGTGTCAGCAGTGTACAAAGTTGACAAGTATTCTTGCTTGTACTGAGTCTGAGATCGGACGCTCATTTGCTCTGCAAGCATCAGGGCGTCTTTGTGGATCAAGTAAGCACCACGGATGTCCGCAGTTGCACCAGTAGCAGTGTTGCTAGTGGAATCCTCGATCAATGGGCAGTTAGAAGAAACGTAAATGTCGATTCCATAAACAGAGCCAATCAGTCCAGACTGAACAGTAGCACTATCACGGAAATCAGCAGATACATAACGCTCTGTACCCATAATTGCTGATCTCAGTGTAGGAGGAATAACAAACGCACGATCCGTCATTGGAACATCATTGTCATCCATACGCTTGATCAACGCACGGAAGCCAGCGTCAGTAAATACGTCAGCAGGCAATACAGTGTCGTCAGTGTAGGCAGTAAGACCATTAGATGCGTCAACAAAGAATGTATTAGCACTTTCCCATGCAGTACCAGTACAAGTACCAGATATTGGGACGGTCATATCAAGAGTACCGCTACCAAAACCAGTACCAGCACGGAACAGATCATCATCAACCTGCTTCGCCAAAGCGTAACCTGCATCTTCAGTGTAGAACTGTCGCAGACTTGCTTGTGCTTGTACTTCTACGATGTCCTCGATCAATCGAGAGTATTCGTAGTGACGGTTAATAGTAACAGTCAGTTCGCTTTCCAGATTAGCCTGCATAGTTACTGCGGCAGCTTCTGCTTTAGCATTTGCTGAACCACGAACAGGCTTAGGAACGTGAATAACATCACCCTTAGAACCCTGAAAGTTCAGAGTCTTAATAAGGGGAGCCATCTTAAGAGATTTTTGATAAGCAGCAATTACTTCGTCGGACCATATTTCAGGTACAAAAGTAGCCGCTGCGGTTGAGTCTACGGTCGCATTCGCCGTAAAAAAAGCACCGGAAGTTTCACCAGCCATGTTAGATCACCTCATCTGACACGCTTCTCCGCATATGCCTGCCTTATTTCAGGCTCCATGCTTTGATAACGTCTAGGGTCAGTCTTCATTAGTTCAATAATATCTGCCCTTCGGTATATCTTCTTGCCTGGTGCTTCAGTGCTTCCTTTTGCGCCGCCAGTAGAAACTTTTTTCAAAGTATCTTTTCTAGCATCTTTCTCAGAGTTATCAGCAGATGCAGACATTTGTCGCAATGCTTTCCACTGACTAAATATTTCATCAGCAGCAGCAGAGTCAAAGTGTTGATCTGCGCGCTGCAATAACTCTTGTCTAATAGGACTATCCTTAACCCAATTTACAAAATTGCTGTCTTGGATAATCTCTGGCACATCAGGATGCTTCTCTAAAAGCATCTGTTTAGCCTGACTCTGCCGCATTTGAACTGAGGCTTGCTGCGCTTCCTTAATTGCAGGATGGTTAGCAATCTTCGATTCTACAGCTTTGTCAGGATCGGCAAAAAAGTCTACCTCTTCGGCAGGCTCTTCGGCTTTATCACTATTGGTCTGGTTAAGAATGTATTCGTCTAACACCCTTCGTAGTTCAGTGACTTCTTGCTTCGCGTTGCGTAGCTCTCCTAACTCATTACCTTGATTACCTAGCTTAGTTTCAAGCTCTTGGTGCATCCGTATAAGTTCTGTTGGAGACTTGTCACGATACTGCTCCGGTACTTCTGCTACCTCTTCTTGAACATCTTCAGAGACAGAAGCGTTAACGTCTTCATCTACCTCAACCTTATCAATAATTTTTGCCATCATTAAACTCCTAAGACCTTGCGTCAGCTACCCTGTTGGCTCTTTAACCTCAAGGACCGTTACTTGGCTACCTTACGTTCTAATGCCATCTTTTCGTCTCTACGTTTTACCCATTGATCGGCTGCTGTAGGGAAATCCCCAGAGCAACCATCAAGAACAAAACGCGGAGCAGAAACGATACGTTTTGCTACAGCACCACATCGAGGACAATCTAATTTTTGTGTTTCACGTGGAACAAATGACTCGAATACATGATCTTGTTCACAACAAAAATCAACGATTATCATCTGTCCACCACGATAGATTGCTACCCTCAATGTTTCGATTAAGCTCTGTTGTCTCCTCTAAATTCAACAACATCGCAATAATTTCTAATTTTCCCTTTCTTTCATACAAACTTTCAAGTGAATTCGTAGTTTGTACATCATTGTATACATGAGCCATATTTTCTAGATCTTCTTTAAGTTGCTTCCACCCATCGGTGATAAACATTTCTTGAAAGACCGCATAATCTTTATCATTCATTATTAGCTAAGTGCTTTTGCTGTTTCTAGATTTAATCTGCGCTCTTCTAGTAGCTTTTCAGTTACCTTCATGCGCCGCTCAAACTCTTTATCGTCCTCAGTTCCAGCCTTTATATTAGTTGCAACCGCCTTAATACGGTCGTTTTCAAGCTCAACAGGAATTGCTTTAGTTTCCTGAGCAATCTTCTGCGCTCTAGCCTGCGATTCTGCTGCCTGACCATTAAGAGCGTTAGTTTGAGACTGTTGAAATGCCAATTGTGCTTGTTGTGCAACCTGTGCGGCCTCCTGAGCCTGCGGATTAGGCTGTGAAGCCTGTTGAATAACCTGTATAAGCTGCTCACGGTTAGAAATGTTCATATTGTCGATAATCGACTGAATCAATACCGGATACAGTGGTGAATCAGTTCCCATAGTCTGAAGCAACTGCACTAACTGCGTGACTTCATACTCACGGGCAATAATGCCTAGTGAAGATACCACATCAAACTTGTAATCATTTACCGGATAATAATCTGGCTCAAATTGCATGTACCGATGCGCAACTTTTGTTACGAATGGTATCAGAAATGACTCTTGGAAGTTAATTAGGGTCCGCTTATGCCTTTTGATAATGGCTCCCAAACTCATTGAGATGCCCGCTGCGGTCGCTTCTCCATTTATGGACCCAGGTATACCTGCGGAGTCAATTGCGCCTGTAGCGGTCTGTACCATCTTCTGAAGGGCATCCGCTTGAGCAAACGTAATCTGAGATACTTGTCCAAAGTTAAAAGGCTGCAAAACCTCTCTAGGATCACCATTTGTCAGCAATACTTTACCTGGCCGTACCTCTGGTCGAGATCCTCTGGGTAATCTGGTGGCATCCATAGCCATCATTGGGTGTACAGTGAGTGCTAGGGCGTCAATACGCGCTCTAAGCTCCGCATCTAAGGCTTTTTGGCTGTTATAGCCCTTTTCACAAATACCTCTACCCCAAAAACGGCTAGGAACAATGTCCCATGGGAAGGAAACAATAGGTCTGTCACCCATCATGTAGTCATTTCGCTCTGCTTTGAGCAAAATTCCACCATTTGCAACTACTACAATTGATTCTATGTAGTGACCATCGTCTTCTTCAGCCTCAAAACCTTCTTCTTGCTCTAAAATGTACTTAGGAACGAGTCCGTAGTACTTAGTTAGGCGAATTTTGTCATCTGGCTGGTCAGTAAGCTCAGGATCTGCGTCCAAATCAGTGTTTTCGGGCGCAAAAGTTAGGTCTACATCCCTGTAAACCCCGCTCTCTTGGAGTAACTCGACCTGATGGTAGGGGACATACTCATCTACAGCCACACCAATTGCTTCCTCAATAGTAGTAGCCACAGGATCTATAAGAAAATTACGAGGTTGAATAGGTTTAAGACGGCAAATAGTGCGTTCTGTAACATTTACGCCAACAGCCATCATTTGCCCTTCCATTACAGGCTGTCTAGCTGGTTTAACCTCTTTCCCTTCTTCAATAATGATCTCAGCAATGCCAGTTCCGTACACTGCTGCGTTAATCAGGCACTCTGCAACGCCTTTTCTGGCTTTTGTAAGCGCAAAGTCTTTATGCAACTGCTCGCGGAGATACACCACATCTTGCGGCTCTCCATCACGCATATCATCTTTTATGTCAAAAAAACGGCCCCTTCCGAAGGTAGCTTCTTCTATTTCGGCAACTGCCGACTCTACAGCCTGCTGTAAAGCGGGGCTAATGATTTGCGATCGCTCAGAATCTCTTGTTTTGTCTTCAGCCGAGTAATGCCCACGCCACAAGCGATTATATTCATCGAATTTTTTTTCATAGTTATTTTCAAAGTGATCACGCCATGCGTCACACTTCTCCATAACCCAGCCCTCTACGGACTGCTGCATCGTAAACTGTTCTTTATCGAGCATGCTAATACCCTGCTACGCTATCGAAGACCTCGTAAGTGTCTTCTTCAAAGTGCGTAGAATACGCTACCTTGGCAAGTTGGTCTATATATGCTAGGGCGTCCACCATATCGTCATGTGTTAGTACGTCTGGAAACTGAAATAGCTCATCCATAAATTGATAGTTCCAATCCCCTTTATTTAGCGATATTAAGCCGTTTTCAAACCTGCCCTGTAACGCCCACATCACACGATCTACCTTCTTCCGGTTACCGTGTGTTAGTTCTTCTACTCTAAAAAACCGTGAGTATTTAGCCATTAAATCGGATAGCGGAGACATTACTGCCTGCCTAGCTATACCTTTTTCTATCCCTACAGCTACGGGCCTATAGTCCTGTACGGCCCTAAATATCTTGACTGCGGTCTGATCTAGGGTCCACCTACCTACAATAATATCGGCAACCCACCAGCCTTGTTGATTAACCTTGGTTATAGCGATAGCTGTGTTATCAAGATTTTTGGTCTTGTTTTTTTTGCCTATTTCCTCAAAGCCAGCAAGGTCAACGGCTATGTAGTAGTCACCATCAGGCTCATTTTCATCAAAATGCACCCAATCCTCTTTAAACATTTCAGAGCCACGAGCCTCAAAAGACGCCATAAACTCCTGCCTGAAGGCATATGAGGACATCGACTTCTTGGCGCGATCTATCTCTGTCTTGTCTATAAGGTTGTTGTCGTAACTGGTGTAGTGCCATGCTGCAAAGTCAGGATCATCACCTATTTCTGCGTTTCTATACAGGTCGTAGAAGTGATTACGACCCATTGGCGTACCAATAAACAAGGCGGGGGCGGAGTAGTCAGCTAGAGCAGGGCGTAAGATAAGCTCCCAAACATCAGGCTTCATGTCCGCGTACTCGTCCATTACGAGGTATGCAAGGCTTACACCCCGCATAGTCTCTGGCCTGTCTGCACCTTTAAGACTAATGATTACATCGTTAATTAACGTGATCTGCATGTTATTGACATGGGAACTTTTAATAACGTCTTTGCCGACATCAAGGAGGAGGTTCCACATGATGTCTCTAGCCTGACCTTGTGTCGGGGCTACATAGAACACATGGCCTTTCTCTGCCTGTAATCCATTGACCACAAGCAAATAGGCCGCAAGACGGGATTTCCCTGTCCTACGGCCTGCTGCGACTACCTTGAAGCGGGTCGGGTCGTTCCAGACCTCCTGCTGCCAATCTAGTAGTTGTATATCTAGGTTCATATAGTTAGGTCAAACTTGGTCCCATCATGTTTTAATAAAATAAAAGATACAAGTACCACAAAAGTAGAGGCAGCTTCAGGGGTTACCGTCAGAGTATCTCCCTCATCCATGATTAAAAATTGACCAAACTCGCCAAAGTATTCAATAAAGTCCTTACTATTCAAAGATTTAGAGGAGGCAAAGTTATATGTATCACTTCCATGAACCCAAGCTGCGGAAAAAGTTTTAGTTGAACCCGTATTGTTAGTTACGAAAACCTTAGTTACGCGAGCTTCATAACCTGTAGGGACGGTCATTATCGTATTGGAAGACCCTGCTGTAGGGTTATTACCAATGGTATAGAAGGTTTCTGGCCTCATTTTCTACCAGCCTTTACTTTTTTCCACAAATCAGCATCAGCTTTCCTAGCACCACCAGATCCTGAAGCAAACGACTTAGCCCTTGCTATACCCCATGACGTTGGGGTCATACCTGGACGAGATCCAGAAGAGAAATAAGCACCCTGCCCACGCTTCATGACCTGTCTCAATATACTTACAGGCACATTGTACTTAGCGGACATGTTTTTAAGGGTAGTTGCTGTACTACTTTTTGGTTTTGCGCTTTTTTTTGCTGGTTTTTTTGGCACTTGCTAACCTCTTCTTGGTTATAGCGTCCATTTCAGCCTTAGTGAGGGTTCCTTTAGCGTATTTACGGGCTGTAGACTTTATTTCGTCTTCCGTAGCCTTTTTATTTTTAGACCCACGGACGTACTTAGTAGGCGTACCCCGCTTAGTCTTGGGAACCTTTGCGAACTTTCTAGCCATTACCTGCCGCGAGGCTTACGTCTTTTCTTGGGGGGCTTACCGTACATAACAATCTCCTATTTCCAGTTGGATCGCGCCTTTTCTTGCGCTTTTTTACTTAAATCACCGTAGTGAAACAGTCTAACACTAGACTTACTGTGGGTTGCACCACTATGTAACTGCCCATTAGGCATTTTGTGGTACTTACCCGTAAATTCCGTACCGTCTTTGCGGTAGTGCTTAACTCCCATTCCCATCAGGATATTCTCCAAATTCAACCATATGCGCTACATCCAACGCCCTCTGACCTACCTGAGTAGCCCATAACGAGTCTAGGAACTCCTCAGCACTCTCTTTATATCGGTCAGCAGCAAGATGTCCTAGAGCCTTTTGAAACTTCATCAGTCTAGGCATACCTAAGTTAAAAGACAGGTTACACAAGGCGTCCTTACGCACCTGATCTAACAAACTATACCACTCGAAGGCTTCATCCAACTCACGATCTACACGGGCCACATCATTCCTAAGCAGGGTATACACCTCAGCATCAGACAGCCCAATACCACCATCTTCATCGATATTACGCCCTACGCCTATAGTCCACTTACCCGCAGGGCATTTATAGGCAAAACGCTTAACACCTTCATGAATAGCGAGTTGGTCAATCAGCTTCTGGCTCAATGACATCTCCTTTTACTTCCTCAATCTGAGGCATAGACGAAACATTGATTTGAATCTGGGGCCTCTCAGACGCCGTGTGGCCCTCTTCACGCCATCTTCCCTGAGTCCTTAGGTAGAACATAGCCGCTCTCGTATCGCCGTCTCTGGCCTTGTTAACGAGGCTAGAAGCCACTTCTGCGACCTTATCACTCTTATACTTGTGATATATACCGGCAACCTCAGGATCTCGCTTTAAAATCTCTTGGAATGTTGATCTGTTAATCTCCAAGGAGTCAGCCATCATCTCTATGGTCAAATAAGGAGCCATCCAAGCTAATTTCTGCTTTTGCTCCTCATTCAGAACAACCATAGGGCGGCCACCACCTTCACCCTGACGGCCATTTTTAGTCTTTACTGGTTGGCTCATTCCATTTCTCACGAGCAACTTCAGCCCGCCTCCTAGCTACCATTACATCAACCAAAGATACATCCTCATCAAGCTCATACGCCCTCTGAAGCCTTTGAGCTTCCTTTCTCAACTCTTCAGCCAACTCCAAGTTAGCTATCTTCAACTCTAATTCAGTCATACGAGGCATTGTAGTCAGGTTTTTGTTTCTTGCAAGTTTGGGGGGATACTATAATTATTACACAGTGCCGCACCCCTCCCCCGCCCCTCATTGATTGCCCCGCCTGATCTGATTCTCTCGGACCCGATTGACTAGGCGTGACAGATAGGGATTCGAGAGTGAGTGAGAGTAGATAGCACCCTATCGCCATAACCTGTCTAAAGTAATTACCTAAATAAACGACAAAGGTATTGTGGACCATTATGGTTATGTAGTAGCATGGTCCCTGTAACGTATTCATTCACTTATAGGACTTATTATGAACTACCGATCAATTCTAGAATCCGTTCGCGATACCGGCATCCTTGACCATATCCATTGTGAGGGCCGGACAGTAGCAATCAGGCGCGGTTATACATTTGGCCGCAACTCAAAACCCAATGATAGATTTCATCTGTCTTTTTGTGATAGCGGAGTCGACCTCCAGGCTTCCGGCGACACTGTTTACAATCTCACCATCAAGCAAGCCGAACGTGCTATCCGTGTTTTCTTTTTGGGGCAACGCGTCAAGATTTCTCACGATCAATGCGATCTGTTCATTAACCAGGCGAAACGCTGGTGCTTCGTTGACCAAAAGACACCATCCAGACTTCGGCTTTCATACGATATGCCCAATGCCGGAACCATGGGTGGATGGTGGAAATACTTTCAAATCGGCCCCTTTCATTACGTCACCAATCACTAATTAAATTAATTAACCGGAGTATTTATTATGACCTATACAGTAACAGCTAATAAAAGAGAAGCCCGCTTTATTGATGGCTATATAGAAGCTATCTACTTCACCGAAACCGGCGATATGCATCAGCCTGATTCAGATACTGATCTTGATCCAGAATTTCTGGGAGAGTCTATCAGCGATTGTCTAGCATTCTGTAATCACAATCTCTGCTACCTATCCGATGAACAATTAGAACAAGCCGGTCACGATTTCTGGCTGACTAGGAACGGGCATGGCACGGGTTTCTGGGATAGTGATTCATACGGTGAGGGTTTTTCTCGCCGATTTACTCAGATTGCCAGGAATTTCGGGGAAGTGTCCGCTATATTTAACGAATAGCACGATCAATCAATAAACCTATCAAGCCGGCTTTATGCCGGCTTTTTGGGTGAAACACTATTATTTATTCAACAATTACTCATTATGAGGTTAAACATGAAAAGAAAAGTTCGATTCGCCCGTGAATCATCAATCAAGAAAGCCGGCAAATCAGCCTATAACGCGATGTTGCTATCTTATGAGGCAACAGCAGCAATAATCCTGGACTCTGAGGTCATTGACAGAATGACCGTCACAGAGATCAGCAGGCTTTTCCCATATTCCGAATCAACCAAAATGGTATTTCTGGAAATTTCGCCAGAATATGATTCCTTTGAAGATGCCTTCAATGCCGATTTTGTAGCAGTGAAATCTACCCGAGTTAATCCGGATTTCGTGACGGGAGGTGAATAATGAAAAAAATCAAATCACATGCATTTGGGAAAGATTGCTTTCTGCTTGGAAAAGATCAAAACGGTGATGCAATTTGGCTTGAGGCCGCAAAATGGGAATGCGGTTGGTATTGGGGTTTCGGATACGTTGAAACCTACACAAAGCAGCTAGATCCCGCAAATTCAAAAGACATCAGTTCCCATACGCACTGGGACAGCATACTTGGTAAGCAAAATGACGGATCTTATGCTCATCACATAAACGAAATACTACAGGAGTCTGTATTAACTGAGTCCGACTCCTGGGAGTTATCCGATTTGATGAAATCTTTCTACACTCTGCGGGATGCTGCGGCCGTTTTTGGCCGTGGCGGTAGTCACTTGTCAGCTAACGGCAACAGAGAAGCGATCAAAAGCGAAACAATGTTGACAGAAATCAATGACGTTATGCTGCCGTCCCTGTTTCAAGAAATTTATAAGATCCTTGATCCAGACGCACAGACAAAAGACAAAGCAGCCTAATTGTTAAAGAACATAAAACAGGGGATATTTTAGCATGAATCTTTTGAAATCAATAGTTTACGTTGTTACAGGCACGCGGTCACCACGAGAATTTGCGTATTTTGTACTCTGTTCTGGCGTGCTTCTTTTCTGTATCAATTCAATTATGACGGGGGTCTAATCATGCGATCATTTAAATTATTTGGCGTCAAAAACGGGGGTCCGGAGGTTTATATCGACACCATATCGGACCCGAACACAGGAAAAGTAATCAGGGACCGGCTGATAGCTGAAAAGCAGTATGATTATCTGCGCTGCCGCGATTGTCTTGGGGGTCTGAGATTAGAAATCAATCTGACCACCGGCAGGAAAACAGCTTAAACCGATCAATTCTTAGCCCCTTTCAGGGGCTTTTTTTTGCCCCTTGCTCAGGTATTACTTACTTGAGAACGTTCCTTACACGCGCTCTCAGAGGCTTGTCTATGTGAATTTCACATCGATTTATGTGATTTTTCACATTAAATCAGCAAATGAAGCGGTCCAACTGTGCAAGCGGACAATAATTGCAAGTTCTGTCCGGAACTGATCGCGTTCATAGATGTTAGTTAATGACAAGGACAGAATTTTAAATTTCTGTCCGGAACTGGCGCGCGAGATCATGCGAGCACTACAGGAGTGCATGCTTCTTAGTTGGACTTGGACTTAGTTGGACTTGGACTTGGACTTGAGGTGTACCCAAGGGGCCGAAGCCCCTCAGATACGGTCCTGAGGCAGTCGGGGAGTCAATCGCACCTTAGGACTAGACGGATTCAACCCACATGTTAAACTCCGTAAATCGGCTTGCGTTACCAGCGCATTAAGAGGCCGTGAGATTCGCTAGGAACGACCCCTGAGTCGATTTCCTGAATTGTATCCCACACCTTCCTAATGTGCCACTACGTTCAATTACGTAACTTCACGTAACCTGCCGGTCGGGTTCCTACAAGATCGACGTAACCAATCTTGATGCTGCGAAGCTGAAATCTACCTATAGCCCGCGAGTGATGGGAGCGTTGCCGGTTAACTGCCAGGCAAACAAACAGAGTCATGGGACACAGAGGGGCCAGACAGGGCAGCCAATTTGGAAGGCGAACTGTTTCTGCAATAGGCGATAGGTTGGCTACAAAATAAAGTGCTAGAGGTGGTGAGGTGTCCCAAACCATCTAATGACCACTATTGCTTACAGATTATCGCCTGCAATTATTTATTAAAGTTATTGATTGATGGCCGATAATTTGTAATGATCCACCTGCTACACGTTATTTTATTATTCAATGAGGACCGATTATGTCAGATCCATTCGATATACCCCCACCCCGCAAGCCCACCGTTTCAGAGATCATTCAGGACAATATTGCTGACCTGTATGACCGTGATGTCGGCGTTAAGCAAGCTGATAATGAAGTGCTTGATGCCATCATTGATGACCTACTCTCCGATACCGACAAAGCAGACTACTTTTTTGAAGCTGTCACTATGTGGGGCGATTCCGGTGAGTTTGTCGATTACATGCTCCAATACATGCGGAATAACCTAGATTCTGAATTTACTAGGGATGTGACCAAAAGCCTCAGGTTACTCGCTCAGTCAGAGCTAAATAGCCGTGAGGACTACATTATTGAGGAGTATTGCAAGGCGGAGTCTGCTGAACGCGGCTATGCCGATGAACCAATCTATCTAGATGACTACAGATCCAAAAAAGGAGATTAATTATGCGTAAGTCTAGCTTAATCGTTGTTGACGGCCTTGAGGCGCAAGCCTTAGTCGAGTATATCCGCAACCCCCATCTGGCAAGCCACGACGAGTCCGTACAGGCCGTTGTAGACCAGTTTCTGTCCGACATAGGCACAGGTACTGCCCGTGAGATTAGCGTCCATACGCAGGAACTCAGGGAGGCTGACGATGAGTGAAGCCAAACATATCTGGGAAACCCTCTCTGCTATCGATGTTAATAAACATAAGAAGCAGAAGGGGAAGTTTGACTACCTACCTTGGAATTTCGCTTGGGCTACTTTAATGGAGGTGTACCCGAGCGCGATATTCCGCGAACTACCGGATCAGGTCCATGGTGACGGCTCTGTCACTGTGCACACTGAAATGGAGATCAATGGCATCACCCGCCCAATGTGGCTCGCTGTCACTGATCATAAGAACCAGGCTATCCAGAATCCAAGCTGCGATGACATATCAGACGCCCGCATGCGGTGCTTCACTAAGAATATGGCGATGTTCGGGCTAGGGTTCTATATCTACCAAGGTGAGGGCGTTCCGCGACAAAAGGTCCAGTTGATCAGCCCTGATCAGGCCAGAGAGATAGTGGACCTGATGGTGGAGACTAAAACCTTAGAATCCAAGTTCTGTGAGGCGTTCAAGATCACCAAACTGGATCAGCTACAGGTTGATCAGTTTGAGACAGCTAAAGCCATGCTGAACAAGAAAAAGACCCAAAAAATTAAATTAATGCTGGAGAGGCAGGGGGCTGCGGATGCCTAAGACACGCAAAGAGGAAATGCGGGAACAGGTAGAGGATTTCCATAGACAACACCCGATAGTCTGGGATCTGTTCAAGCGGTTTACCTTTGAGGTACTCCGCAAGGGGTTCAAGAATTACTCTGTCAACGCCATATTCGAGCGAATCAGGTGGGAGCAGGACGTAATCCTTGGCACTAGTGAGCATTTGAAAGACGCTAGATTCAAGTTAAACAACAACTACCGAGCCTTCTACGCACGGCGGTTTATGGCGGCTTATCCACAGCATGACGGGTTTTTTCGGACCCGAAAGCAAACGTCTGAGGATAGCAAGGCAACCAACCTTCCTGAATTAACACCAGCATATTATGAGGATAATTACCGATGAAAAGATTGAGGATTACGAATGGTCAATACGACAGTTTTGTTATTGAGGGGGCTGATTATGAAGCCCTGCACACGCTGATTCTAGCAGCTTGTGAAAACCTACGAGAGGATTTGCACGATCCTAAATTGTCAGACGTATCGATTTCCGCAGTGAGCAGGGAGTTAGACATATTTGAAAGAATGAAACTTATTTTTAAGGAGGAAACTCCAGATGACTAGAGAAATAGAATGTGGCGGGCAAGGCACTGAAGAGTGGTTACAAGCCCGTCTGGGCGTCCCTAGCGCGTCAAACTTCAGCAAGGTAGTAACCACCAAGGGTCAGCGTAGTACGTCCTTCATGGGCTATGTGAACGCCCTGATAGCCGAGAAACTGACCGGAGATCCCACCTACGTCAAGATCACCGAGCCAATGGAGCGCGGCACTAGCTTGGAAGATGAAGCCAGAGCCATGTACCAGCTTATCAATGATACTGAGGTTAGACAGGTGGATTTCATCAAACACCCCAATATGGAGGTGGGGTGCAGCCCTGACGGGTTGATAGATGTGAAGTGCGACCGTGGGCTGATAGGGGGGCTAGAGATCAAATGCCCACTACAGGGGACGCACGTTGAGTATTTGAGGGCGGGTAAAGTGCCTTCAAAGTACATGCTCCAGGTACAAGGGTGCATGTTTGTAACGGGTAGAGGCTACTGGGACTTCATGTCCTATCACCCGAAGATGAAGCCGCTGATTGTCCGTACTTACAGGGACGATGACCTCATCAACGAGTTAGCTGTACACCTACAGGAAGCCGTTCTGCTCATTGAGGATGGCGTCGATAAATTTAACTGGAATGGATTATTCTCATGAAAGGCGTAAACAAAGCAATCATAGTCGGTACGGTGGTCAAGGACCCTAGTATCCGAAACTCAGGCGATGTATCGGTGGCTAATTTCACACTGGCTACCAATTTCAAAGACACGGCGACCTATCACGACTGCGTAGCATTCGGGGCCGTTGTGGATAACTTCCTATCAAAGTACGTCCACAAGGGTTCTAGGCTCTACGTTGAAGGCAGGCTACAGACTTCTAGTTACGATCGGGAGCATGACTGCGGCGAGAAGCATAAAGTCTACAAAACTCAGATCGTGGCTGTAACCATCGAATTGGTGTACACGCCAGAGACGGTCGAGGCAACAACTCAGGAACTGGCTACTAGCGCGCCAATGACTAATTTCGACAATTTCGACGATGACATACCATTCTAAGGGGAGTAAGTATGCGTATTGAAAAAACTAGCAATTACGAAAGATTTAAGCTGATTGGCGGCAACAGGGGCGTATCCAAGGCCCACGTTAGGCACATAAAGGAATCAATGGCCGAGAAGGTAATTCCGGTCCCGATCATTGTGAATGAGAAGTTTGAGATCATAGACGGGCAGCATCGATTTACCGCCGCCTCAGAACTCAAGCATCCTATTCACTTTGTCAAGATACCTGGCCTTGGCCTGCCAGATGTACAGAGGCTCAACAGCAACAGCAAAAACTGGAATCTAAACGATTACCTGCAAAGCTACTTGGATCTGGGCAAAAAGAATTACTTTATCTATGCGGAGTTCATGGAGGAGTTTGGGTTCAAGCATGAACAGAACTTTATCTTGTTGAGTAACGGTCAATTGTCTGCCAACAAAAGGCGATCCGATTTCCAGAAGGGTAAGTTGCGTATCACTCCAGAGCAGCTTGAGTGGGGCAGGATGGCTGCTCAAAGGATTATTGAGATCGGCTCTAAGTTTGAAAAGGAGCGTGATTGCACCGGTCGCAGATACTTTGTGGCGGCTTGCTGCGCGGCCTTCAACGTCAAGCGGTACGACCATAAGCACATGATGAAGAAGATCCATGCGCGGCGTAATCCTCTGACTCCTCAGGCATCGCTACAGGACTACACCCGAATGCTTGAAGAGGTCTACTTCCATCACATAAGTGACGCCAAGAAGTTCAGGCTTGATGTCTAGCCGTGAGAGTCTTAGTAGCTTGTGAATATTCTGGGACGGTGAGGGATGCCTTCATTGCAAAGGGTCATGACGCTTTTAGTTGTGACCTTTTGCCAACTGAGGCTGAGGGTCCGCACATACAAGGTGATGTGAATATGGTCCTTGGTTACGAGTGGGATCTGGTGATCGCTCACCCTCCATGTACCAGACTTTGCAATTCAGGTGTCAGGTGGCTGCATGAACGCAATCTCTGGGATGAAATGAGGTTAGCAGCCCAGTTTTTCTTAGACTGTCTCAACGCCAACTCAACAAAGGTAGCTGTAGAGAACCCTATCATGCACAAGTATGCTCTGGAGATTGTTGGCAGGGGTCCAGACTTTACCTGCCAGCCGTGGGAGTTTGGTGATGCAGCAACTAAGAGAACGTGCTTCTGGACGCGCGGATTGTCTCCACTGAAGCCAACTAGCAGTCATCAGCAGGACTTTTTTCTGGACCCGACCGAGGTTATAGAGAAAGAAGACATACAGCCTGAGGTCCACCATATGTCCCCAAGTGAAGACAGATGGAAACTCAGAAGCAAGACATACCCTGGAATAGCCAATGCAATGGCTGAACAGTGGGGGTGACCTATGGACATACACTCCATACATAGCGAAGACGATCTGCGGGATGTATTCCGGTCGGCTTTAGAGGTTCTCCGCAAGGAGGGCCAGCTATCTGTGGCGTTTTCTAGCGAAGGGATGGACTGCAAGGTGTTCTCACTGCGTGGTCTATCCCAGAACGCTCTGTTTCATATCTGGTTGCGCGAGGCGGCTAAGTTCACATTCAAGACTAAGGTGTCCGAGATCGAGCTTGAGAGCATGAAGCGTTACTGCAAGATGCGGTGCTACAGCGACACCAAACAGAATTTTCTGGTTCAGACACTAATCAACCCGCAGACCAAGGAGCGCAAGACAGATCTGACCTCCAGTAGTGGGTGGACCAAAGGCGAGATGACTTTCTTCCTAGATTGGATGCAGTCATTCTTTGCTGAAGAGGGCTTGTTACTAGAGGCTCAGGGCGATTACTTGGAATACAGCGGAAGCCAAAACCAATGAGAATTACACTAGATATGAGCGAAGAAGAGACAGAAGAGATCATGGACCTTGCAAGGCGTTTATCAGCCTTGGAGTCCATTCTAGAGGAACTCAGGGATCAACTTGAGGATATTCGATTCAAACTAGAACAGGCGCAGGAGGAATAATGAAAATACTAAAAGAAACCTTATACGCAGCAGGAACCACTGTTTTATTTCTATTCATGCTAATGATGCTACTCAACGGCATATTCTCTACGGACCCGTATTACAGCGATGCCTGTAAGCAACGCATGGCGTGGGAATCAACTGGTCATGACTATGTAGGCATACCGCCTGGTGCAGATCACTGCTAAGAGGATAAGACATGCACGAATACAAAAGCGTAATTCTGAAATGGATTGATGGAGATACAGTCGATGTTGATATTGATCTTGGTTTTGATTGTTGGCTGCACCGTCAGCGGATTCGTCTTAATGGAGTCGATACACCGGAGTCTCGCACTAGAGATCTGGAAGAGAAAAAATACGGTCTACAGGCCAAAGAATTTGTCCAATCTTTCGCTCCAGTTGGAGCAGAGGTCACCCTCAGGACCACTAAAAAAGGAAAATACGGAAGGTACTTGGGTGACATCAAGTCAGGACGTAAATGGATCTGTCGAGAACTGGTTAAAGCCCACCATGCGGTGGAGTATCACGGACAGAGCAAAGCAGACATCAAACAAGCCCACTTGGAAAACAGGAGACTACTGAATGGCAAAGGCAACACTTAGTTTTAACCTAACATCGACACCAGAGATTAAAACGGACTTTGAGAAGGCAATGAAGAAAGCGTCAAAGGCTACAGGGCTACGTCTAACAAACGCGCAGACACTTGCCATAGTCCTGACTAACTATCTTGATGAGCCTGCTGAACAGCCACAGCGCAATGGCAACTCACCATACGGATAACCTATGCCTATCAAAATAACACCCGCAGACCGTTGGTTCTCTATGTGCATCCGAGAGGCGGCTGATTGGACCTGCGAGTGCTGCGGGAAGAAGTATGAAGAAAAGAGCATGGGACTACACTGCTCACACTACTTTGGCAGGCGTAACAAGGCCCTGAGGTTCTGCCCTGACAATGCTTTTGCCCACTGCTTTGGATGCCACCAGAAGCTAGGATCTAACCCTGATGACTTTCAAAGATGGATGTTAAACAAGGTAGGGGAGGGCGTGATGGAAATTCTAAGAGAGAAGCGTAACGACATCAGTCTGGCTAAGTCTATAAACAAGAACCTGAAGGATGTCGCTAAACACTACAGAGAAGAGCATGCGCGGCTACAACAGCTACGCATGGACGGGGAAGTAGGGATCTTGGATGTTATTGAGTATTAGTTCTACGCTGAGTCTCTGCGCGCGCGCTCTCTGATATTGCCTGCAATCTACCGAGCGTATCTCTCTCTTGAGATTCCTCAACCTGTCTAGTTGTTTCCAGAGTAGCGGCAACAGTTGGGAAGTCGGTAATCTGACCGAACGGCAATTCCCCAATATTTACCCCATAAAACTCATTCATTATCTGAGTTGTATCGCTGGGCCTTGCTATGGCGAATCCATATTTCCGAGCCGCTCGGGAAAGATTATTAATGATTGACGTAACAAACACCAACTTTGCGCTTTGTTGTGCCAAATCACTACCTACTGTGTTCGCAGCGATAATACGATCCAGACCAGGGGAGCGCGCTGTCATCTGACCTACTTGGCGGTCCGATACTCGCTTGTCCGCTCTTACAATCCTTACCAAATTATTGAGATTTTCAAGATCATCGCCTTGAAAAAGAGATTGTACTAATGGGTCGTTTCCTCTTCTAAATTCCTCATAGTTTTGCAAAAACCTTCCGAGATCAGGGGTATCTTTTAGTAACGGTGGTATTATTTTAAAAATAACCTCTTTTCTAAGTGCCTCCATCTGCGCGCTGTCATTACCGAATATTGTATTTAGTCGATCAACGATAAGAGATGCCTCTGGCTTGCTTATTGTGTTTGCGCCTAAGATTACGTTTCGGACCTGTACAGCATTCATGTCGTGATTCAGCATCTTGTTCACGGCATTACCGGCGAATTGTCCTTGACCGGTTGTTTCAAATGTTTCTTTGAATGTCTTATACCACTGATTAGCTTGACGCCACTTGCTGATCGCTTCAGCGTTTGCAGAGGACAAATCACTGATCAATTGAGTATCCATGAACTCATCGATGGTTCCTCTCATAGCCTGCAAAGTGTCTAGCTCCAAATTAGAATCATAATCTCTTGTGCTTCTCTGAAGTCTCCGAATGTCCGAATTCAGCCGCTGCCGGAACGCATGCAGTTTATTAATTGGAACAAAACCAATAGCTTCACCGCCTTCTGCCGGCAATACCTCAAAATCAAACTCTCTCACCATTTCAGAGAATTCGTTAAGCCTTTGTGGGGCTACTCTAAGGTTTGCAAATTCTGCTCGATAATCCTGCATAACGTGCGCCATTGCCCCATCAAGCGCGCGTAACTGTACGTCGGGAAAGTAAGCGTCTGTTGCTTTTGCCTCCTCAAACATCTGCTGAGTGAGGTTATACATAATCTGTCTCTGATGCTTTACAGCCTCTTGCAGATCGACGGCGCCTGGGCCTGTACCGACTATACTGCCACCTACAGTTCTCTGACCCGTCAGGGTTCTAGCCGCTTCAGCCAAATCTGTTATTTGATCTTCTGTTAGTCCGGTCAGATCAATATTGTAGTCTTCTGCCATCTTCCGAAAGTCACGTCGGGCTCGATTCCTTAGCGCCTGCGTTCTGCCAACACCGGCTAGATCCGGAGCAAAGTCCAACAATGCTTTAGTGGTTACACCGGCAAATATCGCTGGACTGTTTATCTCAACGTCTGGTGAGTCGGCTATTATTGATCGAAACATATTTGCACGATCAAGTAGCTCTCGTGGCACTGTTTCATCACGCTGCCGATATCCGTCAATTTCATCTACCAAAGCCGAAAAACTACTGCTGATAATAGGGTCAACACCACCCGTTGTTGTGCCGCCCAGTCTAGATGTCACATAATTTTGAGCAGCAGTCGTGGCTTGGTCGTATGCCAGTATCGGCGCGCTCACCACAGCGGTTATATCTTTACCGGCCTGTGTTAAAGGTTGGTAGGTAAAGGTCCCAATAATACTTTCCGCATCCTTAGTGGCATCAGACATAGCTTCGTAGAACGTCTTGTCTGTAAATGCTGCTAACATTGCTTCTTTCACATAATTAACACCAGCCACTCCTGCTGCGCCGATACCGGTAACAAGACTCGCACCTGTCTCTGCTACTCCAGGAATGACATCAAATAGCGATGTGCCTGCATATGGATTAGGAACCTCTGTACCGCTAGGCGAGGTTATGACAGGCGAGTACCCAAGTCTTTCAGACATTGCGCTTGCAGCGCGCCTATAGGGATTAGGATCTGGCGGCAACAGAGAACGCCGATAATCTTCAGGATTACCCAGCCCCTTTTGAGCAAGCTCACTTTCAAATATGCGGTACTCTGCCTGAGCGACAGGATCGTTGATATTACTCGCATCTAATCCCTCATTTATGAGAATCAAATGGAGTCTTTCTATCTCTTCCCGCTTTTGCTGTGGGCTTAAGTCTTCAAATTTGGGTCCGGTGGGCTGCGCCATTTCTTCACCTATCTTCTGATCAACGTATTAACATCAAACGGTTGCAGTCTATCTTCAAGCGGTTTGCGTTTTTCTTCTTCCAGTAAACCGATTGATCGGTTGTATTGTGTAGTTATAAGGTTCTTGGCAGTATTTAGAGTTTGTATAATTGCTTCACTGTTCTGGTTCTGCGCCCCAACTGCACCCATCGCCAACCTTACGTCCGCATCCGTTAGAGAGCGACCTTGTCCCAAACCGGTTGCTGCGGCGTATTGCAATGCTAATGACAGGATGATTGGCTTCGCTGCTGCCTGCGTAATACCCAAAGAAGCAAAAGACGGTAAATCTGGGTCATCGGACGTTTCATATGTGTCTACGTTTAGTACTGAATTGTCTGCCCACAGTGGCGTACCATCTTGAGATTTAAGATTCGCCAACGCCTCAATATTCGCCTTTACATCACCTAAAACGCGAGACGCCGATGCAACTGTAGTATTTGCAAATTTGTTGTCTTGGAAATACTCAATTGCGAGGTTAGCCGTGTCTATAAAATTCTGATTTGATAGATACAGGTCCCTGACATAATCCTGCTGCTCTGTTGAACCAAAAACGTCTTCGATAGTTCCGGTAATCTCTGGAGTGTTAACAATTCTGGCGTTTCTTAGACTTTCAACGGGTACAGGCGTCCCATCAAGCCTGAAAAACCCATCGTCCCCGTCCCACTTAAAATCAAACGTGTCGCCATCCACCATCATCGTCATTAGGGTGTAGCTTTCTTCAGGCGGCTCTGCTCCGAGATCATCCATAATTTTCTGAATTCTTTCCATAGGAACCACACCATCTCGTATACCCTTTTCGTATCCTTTAAACCTAGTTCCTTTTACAAGATCGGCAACAAAAGTACGATACCTGCTGTTAGCGGTAACCTGTAGATCCTGAGCCGCTACCTTGTCTTTTGCTTCTTGCAGTTGCAAATCTGTTAGCTCTCGCTCATCTGCTGCGCGCACTAATGCTGCCGCTTGAGCAGGGGCTACCTGACGCAAATCAAGAGCTAATCTTCTAAGACCGCGCGGCGTAGTTGTGTCCCCTTGGCGCAATATATCTTCTACCTTTTCGCCTTGGGTTCGGACATCAAGGCCCAACATTCCACCGACACCCCTTCTAATGCTTTCTCTTCTCTGAGGCATCTGCATGGCAAGTGCTGATACTAAAGGAGCCTGAGTCCTAGCCAATCCACGCAACCCTGACGTTAATTCACGGCCTAGCAGCGTACCCTCTGTTAACAATCGAGTACGTCTTTGCTCTGGGCTTTCTATGATGTCACTAAATAGTGATGGGATATCTATAGGCATGATGTCTTACCTTGGTGGAAATTGTGGTATTGGCTGCATGATGCTTGGTAATTGAAAACCGGCTGTCGGACTTATTGCAACAGTTGCCGGATTAGCCGCTTGCTGTGCCGCCCTTTGGCTTTCCTGCTCACCGCGCAACAAGTCAAACAAACCTTGATACTGCTGCTGTCTCAGGGCGTTCCTAAGACCCTCAAAACCCAACTGGGACTCGATAGCAGATTCAGCGATGCCAGCACCTAAACCTAACCTACTAGCTTGTAATTGAGATGCTAAACGAGATGCTTCTAACTGAGGTGTAAGCGTTCTCAAGAGTTCAGTCTGTGGTGTATAAGCAGTTGGAATAGCACCAAGACCAACTTCACCCAAAAGACCCATGCGGCCTCTAAATTCCTGTAGACCCTGTAGAGTTTGTTGAGATTGCAAGGCTTGTTCAGCACGAGCCTGTTCCATAGCGGATACCGCAGAAGCCGCACGTTGTTCTTCTATGGCTTTATTCAAAGCTAGTTGTTCAGGAGTGCCTCCATACATTGCTGTCTGCACACCACCCCGACCCTGACCAAACAATCTTTCTTCTAGCTGAAGTCTAGCTCTTTCCCTTTCAGGAGCTTGCATAGCCTCTAGCCTGCCAAATATATTTGATTCTCTAGCAGCTCGCGCTGCGGGATCTTGAGTTAGCATACCAATTAAAGCACTTTGTTCTGCCTCTCTCTGAGCAGGATCGCCCAAAAAGTCAAAAGCGTATTGACCAAACCCAGTCAAAGACCTTTGCAATGCCGCTTCCTCAGGGCTTAAAGCTAACTCAGTACCTGTTTCGCTAATAGTAGCAGCCGCAGGCTCACCAAATACATTTGTACCCGTAACAGTAAAGGGTTTAAATTGACCCTCTCTTTCTATCTCTTTTAACAAACCGCCTTCATAAGTGGGTAAATCAGGTTGACCACCAAAGAATATATTAGCTTCCTGACGGGCTTGGCCTATGTCTTTAATACCACGCTCAGTTAAAACACCCTGACCTATAGCTCCTATAAGTCCAGCGGTAGGACTTCCTAAAAAGTTTCCTAAAAAATTTCCTACATTTTCATGAAGCATTAGTAAGTCCCTCCATCAATAGTGCCAGAAAATGTTCCTGTCACTGTGAGGTCAGCAGCAGTTGTAGTACCCGTAAATGTCGGGCCAGCTAAATTAGCCTTAGTAGCTACCGCAGTTGCTATGTTATCAAATTCGGTGTTCACTTCAGTTCCCTTCACCACTTTAGCAGGATTGCCTGACACCAGGGCATCCTTGGCGGCAAAGTTAGTTGTCTTTGTGTAATCAGTCATTAGACAATCCTTCCAAGTAGTGCATGAATGTTTAATTGTTGAATAGCAATAGACTTACCATTGACCGCAGTTTCAACTCCTACGGATACAACAGCACCAGAACCAGAAGCATTTACCTTCTGTCTGTTAACTAAACTTAATGAAGAAGAATACTCAGCTTCAGTATTGTATTCGGATATATTGTATTGAGCAGCGTTATTAGCAGGTAACGTGTACGCCTGCTTCTTATAAGCGTTTGAATAGTCATAAGCCCAGTTAAGTACAACTGTTGCTTCCGCTCCATCAAAAGTAGTTAAGTTAACTTTCTTTAGAAATTTAAGTACCGAACTATCCCCAAATGCTAGAGGATGGGAAAAGTAACTTAGCTGATAAGAACTGGTGTTGTCTTTATAAGTATCATATTGAGCAATACCATTTGCATTGCCAATATAAATAGTGTCATCCACTAAATTAGTAAAACATAGTGGTGATATTTGAGTCCAAGTGGTAGCCCGATATGATCCATCTTGGAGAGGAAACCTAGTATCAAAAACATATACTGCTTGTAAAGACGGGAAGTTAACAAGCACAAAGGCTTCTTTAGGCGAATAATGTAATGAGATATTTCCCGTTTCACTTGCTACTAAATTCTTAACGTCATTGTTGACGTTCTTAGATACATCGCCAATTGGTGAGGATTTTTCCTGAATGGTTCTTGCAAGACTTCTTACGCCTGAACGATCTAAAAATATTAGATCTTTACCTGTAGAAACTACAGCATCACGAGATACACAACCTATATTCGATATAGTATCCGCAAGAGTCATGGTAGAAGGAGAATCAGCACCTTCGTAAATAAGAATAGCGTCTTTACCAAAAATAACTAAAAAGCCATTGTGAGCAGCTAGAGCAACAATTTCATCGTATCCATTAGGCCATACCTTAGATACGTCAATAGATCCTGACGATCCTCCGGTCCAAACTGTACCGTCTAACAGATCACTCCAGTAAATCGTAGACTTATTACTAGCAAAGTCGGCAACCCACAATCTACCAAAGCCTGCAAGAACTTCGTTACCTTGTGGTGGTGTACCCGCAGCACCAGAGTGAGCTGACATTTTTTGAACAGCACCAGCGGTATTAGAATAGACTAAAGGTTCTTGTGACCTTTGAAAGAAATACGCCTTATCGTTGAAATTAACTATCTTCCAGTTGTCATCAGATACTGTGTAAGAAACGGGGGTAGCATCAGTAAGTGTAGTAGTTCCTGAAAATATCTTGCTGTTACCAGCAGAAAACACTACTACGTTCCCACCTGAGTCTCTGAACTGATGTACAGCCTCGATGCCATCAGAACTTCCTAATACAGAAGCTCCATTGGTAGACACCATAGAATAACCTTTACGCGCAGCAACCCGTCCCTCTTTGTCGATGATGCAGTTATCTGCAACTGACGCAAAGGTAGGATCTTGAGCCAGCGGGGCGTCTTGGGTGTTTATACCCGCAAAGCCTGGAGCCGTAATGGTTATGCTTTGTAGTTTCTGGGCCATTAGATCACCTGAAAGGTAAGCTCCGACGGATACCTGTTAGCATCGAAAGCAATCGCATCAGATAGCGCAGTAGATGCTACCGCAAACTGTTCTGCTGCTGACTGACCACCTGTTTCACCGCGCTCCCGTAGAGCCATTGCGTAAGCAAGTTGTATTACAGGATTGCTAGGAATTAATAAACTGTTTGAGTCTGAAGTGAGATCTGCTTGCGGAACCACAACGTCAAACCGCAACGCATAAATAGAATTAGGCTCTGGATACAATTTGACTTTAAGGTCTTTGCTTGAGTCTGTTCCAACAAACGTATAGTAGTCAGGCGAACCTGCAACTACCGCTGTATTGTAGTACACGTTGTTGAAGTATGACTTGCTGCGCTGATACATGAACTTTTGTGATGTTGTGTTCATGACATCTTTAATTACTGCCTGATCACCACTGCCAGTTATTGAATATTCGCTTGTCCCACTTGCCGTATTTATAGTTATAGCATCGCGCAATGCAGTCCAATCAAATGAGTTTTCTACAATTTTTTTAGCGTCATTAACTAGATCACCAATCAAAGAGGAGTAGTCTGTTTCGTTAACAGTTGTAACTGTATCCTCCCGTAATCTGCGGAGGACGTTATTAATTAAATCTAAATAAGTCATACTCTTCCTCCAAATCGTTGCGCGATTGATCCAATCATACCTAATCGTTTTTCTACGTTATCCAATTTTGTAAATAATGGGTCGAACAAAATGCTTTGTGTAACAGGTGTTTCTGTCAACATAGTTTTTATTATTGTTTCTTTTTGAGGATTTAACTCTAAAATATTTTTTATATTAGTAATATTCACATTTGGATTTACATTCGGGTTTACATTTGGGTTTACGTTCGGGTTAACGTTTACGTTTGGGTTAACGTTTGGATTAACGTTTATATTTGGATTGACGTTAGGATTGACGTTAGGATTTATATTTGGATTTATATTTGGGTTTATATTTGGGTTTACATTGACATTTACATTCGGGTTAACGTTCGGGTTAACGTTTGGATTAACATTCGGGTTAACGTTTGGATTTACATTTGGATTAACATTCGGATTAACATTTGGGTTTACATTAGCATTGACCGCTGCATTAGTAGCAACGTTTGTAGCTGTATTAGCATTTACTCCTGAATTTACTGCTGCATTAACCGCACTATTTACTGCTGCATTTGTTGCTGCATTTACATTAACACCGGCATTTACCGCTGTATTAATAGCTGAATTAACTGCTGTGTTTATTGCGGTAGTAGTATTTACTCCTGCATTTAATGAACTTGTTAATGAGTTGTTAATTGCAGAATTAATTGCAGTATTCGCATTTACTCCACTATTTAAAGCAGAGTTAATATTAGCCGCTGTGTTAGCAGCAGTGTTAGCCGCAGTGTTGGCTGCTGTAGTTGCTGCTGTAGTTGCTGCTGTGTTAGCAGCGACATTACTACCCGTTGTAAGACTTGTTAACATTCCTGTGTTAGCTGCGGCATCTGCAGCAGCCTTAGCGTCTGCGGCTGCCTTAGCGTCTGCGGCTGCCTTGGCGTCGGCCTGTGTCTTAGCATCTGCTTGTGCCTTAGCAGCAGCATCTGCTTTCGCTTTAGCAGCAGCATCGGCAGCAGCTTTGGAGGCAGCATCTGCGGCTGCTTTTGCTTTTGCATCGGCGGCGGCTTTAGAAGCGGCATCTGCAGCTGCTTTAGAAGCGGCATCAGCTTTTGCTTTCGCATCAGCGGCAGCTTTAGCATCGGCAGCAGCCTTAGCGGCAGCATCAGCTTTTGCTTTATTTGCAGCATCAGCTTTCGCTTTTGCAGCGGCGTCAGCAGCAGCTTTGTTAGCAGCATCTAAGGCAGCCTTGGCTTCAGCGGCTGCTTTTGCATCTGCGGCAGCTTTTTCTGCTGCGGCCTTTGCATCAGCATCGGCTTTAGCTTTAGCTGCTGCGTCGGCAGCAGCCTTCTCAGCAGCAGCCTTCTCAGCAGCAGCTTTGTCTGCGGCTGCCTTCTCAGCGGCTGCCTTTTCAGCGGCTGCTTTTTCTGCTGCGGCTTTCTCAGCAGCAGCCTTCTCAGCAGCAGCCTTCTCAGCAGCGGCTTTAGCATTTGCGGCATCTTGTGCAGCTTTTTGTAATGCTCTTTGTTTTTGTAATGCTAGATCTGTATTGCCATCTGATTGTGCTTGCGCTGCTTCTTTTGCTAACTGAGCTTGTCTTGCGGCAGCGTCAGCAGCAGCCTTCTCGGCAGCGGCTTTCTCGGCAGCGGCTTTCTCAGCGGCAGCTTTAGCGGCAGCATCAGCGGCAGTTGTATCTGTTTGTACTGGGCCAATAGCAGGGCCAGCATCTACAGTTACTCCTTGATCCAAAGTTACTCCAGCCTCTGCTGCTCTGCGATTAATTTGATTTACATCTACTCCAGTAGCTTGTGCTATTTGTTGAGCAGAAACGTTATTTTTATTAGCAATAAACGCTATAGCAGCCATTGCAGCAGCACCAAAACCAAATGCAGCAACTGCTTGGTTAATCATTGAGTTAACTGCTTTATTAGTTGGCTGTTGTTTAGCAACTGTTTGAGTTGCCGCCTGTGTTCCACTTGTCCCTGAAGCGGCTGCTGTTCCTGAAGTTGTTGCAGCAGTTTCTTCGGTTGTTAAATCTGTAGTAGTGTCATCAGCAGTTAAATCTGTAGTTTCTGTAGTGTTTAAACCAAGTTTTTCTGCTTCCTGTAAAAACGATTGCGCTTTATCGGTTGTTTGATCAAAAGTTTCAACCTGACCAGTTCCAGTATTTATTGCTTGTAATGCCTGTACTTTGCCTAAATCACCACTAAAATCTATGTCTTGACCAAGAACCTGACCTTCTTCAAATCCTGGCTCTATATCTCCTAAATTTAACGATCTATAAGGATCTGAAAATTCACTTTCCAAAACATTACCTAATCTATCTAATGTGTTTAAATTTACATCAGTAGATAAATCAGTTGTATCACGTTCACCTGAAGCTAATGCGCCAGTAACAGTACCTATGGTTTGTCCAGCAGCAGCTTCTAATGCTGCATTTGAATAAGCGCCTTGAGTTAAAGGAACATCTACTCCTATATCTTGTAAACCCTTGTTTGCAGCAACTTGCTCTATAAATCCTTCTCCATATTCTCCTAATCCCTCTGAAAGACCTCCTTCTGCTGCATTCCTTACAATACTTTTTCGAGCCATATTACTAGCTATGCCAGATACTATTTTTTCAAAACCAGTAGAACCAGCCGCAGCACCTACTAATCCACCTGCTGCAATAACTCCTAATTGATCTGAATCATAAGATTGAGCTTCTAAAGCTATTTGTGTTGCTTGGTCATCGTTGTAACCTTGCCTTAAAGATTCTTCATACACTGCGTCATATATTGCATCTTTCGATACACCAACTCCACCAAGCGTTCCCATGACGACATTAGTTGCAGCTACTGCACCAGACCCGCCACCCAAAGCTATTGTTGCTCCTGTGGCTGCTAAAGGTGCAACTGAAGTGCCAAGCGCGTTAAACACTACACTTGCTGGATCAACACCAAAGGCTTTTAATCCAGCTTTTGTTTCTTCCCACCAACCTTGGCCTTCAGCTTGTGCAAGTATTTCAGACATTTTTTCTCTGTCTTGTTTTACTTCGGCAGAAAGATTTTCATCTAGGTAATCTATGTATTCTTGTAATTTATTAGACGCTGCGTTACCCGCACCAAAAACGTCAGTTACCATTTTGCCGCCAACAACAAGACCCTGACTTAAATTAATTGCAGCATCAGTAAGTTCTTCTTGTAAATTATCTACCGTTAAACCAGTTGCTGTTGGTTCATCTGTTAATACATCAGCAAGCATATTTGCGTCAGAAGCAGAGAAACCAGCATCTAATAAATTGTTAGTAATAAGTTCGTTTTGAGTTAAATTTTCTACACTTAAAGGATTACCTTGAT